TACCGCGAGTGGCCGCAGGACAGGAGAAGGGTAGCACATTTGCCGCTACTTACAATGCAAACCTCTGGGCCGTCCAAGCCATCAGCAGAATGCACAGCATCCTTGCCTTCCATTGCAGGGAACTGTTCTCGATGCACCTAAAGTTGCTAGGAATAGAACACAAGATGGCAGACCTACCTACTATCCGGTTTGATGCTATGGACAGCGAAACTCCACTCAATGTCATGCAGAGAGTAGTCATGGGTTACGATAGCGGCGTTCTTACGCTAAATCAAGCCCTAGATATTCTAAATTTACCGGAAACACCCGACGGCAATGTAAGAAAGGGAGGCGCTTCTACTGACACAGGAGATTTGCCACGCGAAAACTCGCAACCGGGAGCAAATGATAATATTGAATAATCACTTGTTTTATCGAGAATACCATGAGCGGAGATGAGGAACAGAACATCATTCAGGAATTGAATGCGCGATTTCAAGAATTGCGAGCCTTGATGATTACTATAGGCTCTGTCATAGCCATGCTGCTCGCAGGATTGAACGAAGTAGGTTTTATCTCCTTTGCGGTTGACACTTTAGTTGATATGGTCGAGGATGACCCTGACCTAAACCCATACGCACCCTGTGCGGAAAACTGGTTGATAACAAGCGACCACTACATAGTTGATGGTGACTTGTATATTACTGTAGATATTTTAGATGACGCATGGTGTAACAGTATACACACAGTTTGGTTTAACGCTACAATGATGGGTCAAACGCAATCTGAGGAAAGCGCGCCGTTCCGTAACACGGCTACGGGTTTGTTTGAGTTTCCCGATATTGAGGAAGGTACGCACAGAGTTAGTATTTCTGTAGAAAACGGTAGTATATTCCTGTTTTCTTTAGAGGTGATAGACTTTGAGTATGACCAGAGCGAGGAAGAGAATGCAATATACGGCTGTACCGACCCTGCTGCTACTAACTACAACGAAAGTGCTACGCACGAAGACGGCTCTTGTGAGTACGCAGAAGAGGAAGAAGAGATTACCGAGGACTGTTACGCTTATGTTTATGATGGCGTATCGTATTGGAACGAAACTAACGAATCTATCTATAACGAGTTTGACGTTGATTTTTCCTGTCAAGCCAACATTACTTTTACTATGCAAGTAGAATTGCTTGATTCAAGCAACAAGTCAGTAGGTCTAGAAATCCAAGATAACTTTACTACCTATCACATGGAGTGGGATTACAAGTATCTAGACTTTTACGACATTGTTGATAAGGTAGATGATGCTGACTATACCCTTTACGCCGTTAATTTTAATCTGTACTATGATGGGGAGTTGTCGGATACACTATGGGCGGAAATACAATAGTCCCGTTATTGATTATTGTTATAGGCGGTATGAACTGGGGTTTCTCAATATGGTTTGCCAATAGGTCTTACAGACGAAGAAAGAAGCATTGATAAATCAAACAAGTCTTCGGGCTATCATGTCGTGCGGATGCGGTTGCGGTGGCGAGGCAGTAGCCTATGAAGATTGGGAAGAAACAGATGTCATGGCAGCGGAATACCAAGGCAGAAAGGTTACACTAAACAAACCCTTTCGCACACCCGGAGCAAACAAGAAGTTTGGTGTTTACACGAAGAATGAAAGTGGTAACGTCGTTCTGGTAAGGTTTGGCGACCCCAACATGGAAATTAAGAGGGATGACCCAAAAAGAAGAAAGGCTTTCCGCGACAGACATAACTGTGATAATCCGGGTCCAAAATACAAGGCACGATACTGGTCTTGCAGACAATGGAGAGGTGGTACTAAGGTGGAAGCAGAAGAATGCGGATGTAATGATGTAATAGCAGAAGAATGCGAATGTGAGTATGGATGCGACTGTGGACTTCCTTGTTGCTCGCAAGTAGGTATAGCAGATGAGAGAAGTACCCCTGCACCTAAGAAAGACAGGATAAAGGGGTCTCCTAAAAATAAGCCCGGTTCAGCCAAGCCCGGTGGTAAGGTCACATTCTCCGAAGGTGTCACTAATTCACTTAAGACTAAGGTAAAAGAACACAACGCCAAGAGTGACAGGAAAGTTACTCTAGGTATGCTAAAGGCAGTTTACAGGCGTGGTGCAGGAGCATACTCAACATCTCACAGGCCCGGAGTATCTAGAGCCGCATGGTCTATGGCTAGAGTTAACGCCTTCCTAAGACTTGTCAAGAGCGGCAAGCCTTCAAACCCTAAGTACGTTCAAGATAATGACTTGCTACCAAGCAGTCACCCAAGAAAGAGCAAAAAGGCTTCTATGGAACACTGCGATGCTTGTGCAGATACCGCAGCCTGTTCCAAGCACGGCTCTTGCATGCAAGAAGCAAAGGAGGACGATAAGATGAAGAAGAAGATGAAAGTTTATGGAGAAAAAGATATATTTGACAATCCCGGTGACGCTATGAAAAGAGCAAAAGAAATGGGATGTGATGAAATTCACTCTCACAAAGAAGGTGACAAGACAATCTTTATGCCTTGCAAGACGCATCAAGAATACAAGTCCAAGAATGACGGCAGAGATGTCGATGAAGAGGCAGGGTATGGTCACAAGAAGAAGTATGCCAAGGAATGCAAGCCCGGTGAGAAGATGATTGACGGAGAGTGCAAGCGCGTGTACGCGAGCAT